ATATGGAAAATGAAGCAATCTACCCTGCAGGGGAGAAGCAAGTTACAGATTGGTATGAAAATGAAAATCTAACACAAAATGACACCAACCAGACAAATAAAATTACACAGAGAAAACAAAAGATAGGTATTTTTGGAAACCAGCATTCTACAATGAATCGTGAGCAAATAGCTACAACTGATACGTTTGGTTTACCTGTAAAGCAGGATTCACTCAACCCTAATCTAAAAAATACTATCAGTCGGTTTGTAAATTTAGACAGTCAATTTAGACAATATACTAATGGAATCGATTCTACGTCAACTGATTATACAGTAGACCTTTCGGATACATTGAAAAACGCGTTAAAACTAACTTTATACTCTTATCAAATACCGTTTAGTTGGTATGCGATTGATAGCGCATATGGTAATACTTGTTTTTGGTTGGTAAATGAAGATGGAACCACCGTCCCTATTAGTGTCCCTTCTGGTAATTATACGCCCACGACTTTTGCTACACAGCTGAATAACTCCTTTTTTGAAGCCGGATTTCATTTTCCAATACACGGTGGTAACCCAGTGTTACCCGTAGATACCCCCGTTTATTATAACGCAAATAATGGACTCCTTAGTCTATTTTTACTAGACGGGTCGGCAAACCCAATTGTAGACACGAATCCACCCGTTAGTTTTATTATTACAGAAACAACAAAGGTTGTATTCTATGATTTTACAAGTGTATTACAATGTAATACTTCGTGTATAAGCAGTACAAATCATTATTTTAATAATACTCTCGGGTGGTTAATGGGTTATAGATTGCCATATATTACTGTGAACAACCCTAGCGGTAACACTGCTTCTTGTATATTAGATTTAAATGGTCCGAAATATTTAATTCTTGTTATCGATGATTATAATCAAAATCACGTCAATAATAGTCTGGTATCTATTACACAAACAAATAATACATTGAAGGTTCCATCTTATTACTCGCCTGATATACCTTACACGTGTATACCACCTCTGACAAATAGCAATTTAAATTCGCTTGTGGATGAGGCTATTCTAGATGGGGAATTAAATGCCCAACCCCCTAATGGGTTATTGATTGCCGGTAAGTATGAAAACGATTATACTCCTACACAGATTGTTCTACCAAGCGCTCCACGTACAATTACACAAGCTCAACTATATACCATTAATGCGATAAATAAGACAAATAATAACCTAACTAATTATTTGTCAAAGGCACCCACATCTTCAGATATTCTTGCTATTCTTCCAGTTAAAACCTCAACTGGTGTTCCAACAGGCTCTTTGTTGGTTGAATTTAGTGGTTCGTTACAGAATATTTCAAGGACATATTTTGGTCCGGTTAATATTGAAAGAATGGCTGTTAAACTCTTAGATGATAAAGGAAATGTGTTAAATTTAAATGGCAACGACTGGTGTTTCACCCTTATTTGCGAATGTTTATATCAATATTAAAATATCTAAATATGTTATGGATATATTTCTTGAATTATTTAATAAAATTGGTTCTTTGGGACCAGTAATACTCGGTATAACATCTATGTATCTATTGTGGGATAAACAAACGTTATTCTTTTATTATCTGTTTGGGATGTTTTTTGATACGATTTTAAATTTGGTTTTAAAAGGATTTTTTCAAATGCCTCGCCCATCTGAAAATACTCAGTTATTCAATTTAGCTCTAACCCACGGGAGACGATTTATATTTAAAGATGGTATGCCCCACGATAGGTTTGGTATGCCATCTGGACACTCAGAATCTGTTCTTTTTTCGACCGTGTTTGTTTACTGCGCATTGAGAAAAACTAAAATATTATATGGATATCTATTTATGTCGCTTATAGTATTATCACATCGTATATTCTTTAATCATCATACATTTTTGCAGGTGTTAGTTGGAGCTATGGTTGGTGCAGGCCTAGGGTTGGGTGTTTATTATCTAGCAGGAGTTAATGTGAAGGGTCGTATCACAGCAAAACCTGATGATTTTGGACCACTTTAACAATTTATTCCTCGCATAAGAAACACATCCGAATAAAAAATGTTATTTTTATTTTACTAGTCATCGCATAGTATATCGCTATTAATGCGACAATATATCAATAGGTATAAATTTTACAAGATGATTTATATTACAATATTCAAAAGGATTCATATTAAACTTTTCTGTTTTAATTTTATTCCGTGTAAAGAAGTTATTATATACTTTCTTAAAATAGCTATACTTTGGGGTTACAATAACAAGTATATTATTACATTTTCCAATTGTTATCGTGTTGTTTTGTATTAAATCGGATAGAGTGTAATCATCCTGCAATTTCTCTAACCATGTTACCTCAAATAACATAATATTTGATATATGCTTGCAGTTATGTTGGTGAATAAGGTCGTAAACATTATTCGGGCGTATGTTATAGCATTTTGATAAACAAAATGGTACCTTATACAGTATAGGATATTTTTTGAACATTATATTTAGCATAATTAAATCTCTTACATCACCAACGGTTATTTCGGTGTTAAAATTAACAGTTATTTTTTCTTTATCGTTTAAACATATGGTTAAGTGTATACTCATATTAAGCTATTAATATAATATAATAATATTTGGTTTATCTTTTCATTTTTATATTTTTTCATATGCTAGTGTATATGAGTGTAAATAACATTTTAAAAAAGGTTATTATTTTGTGTTTATTTATTGCGACAGTATGCTCGGCTTATATTTTCGCAGTAACAATTATTTTTGAAAAAACAACATATTCTGGATTTTTTAGTAGCTGGCAGATGCCAATGTTGTTAGCATTATTTGTTGACGCGGCGTATTATAAACATATTGAAAGGTTGAACGGAATGTAGAATAGTATTCTTATGAATGGGTATCGCCCTAAACACGATTTCTATAATAGAAACTATAATGTTGTTTGTCTACTTCTAGTTGACTCAAACTTGTTTTAACTATATTTCCATATTCATTACTATAAAATATATGTTTTATTTGATATCCCTTTAATTCTGATAAATATTTCATTTTTTTAATACAATCATTACAAGGTTTGCTATTTAACATTCTACCTGTAATTGATAAACGAGTAATAAATAAATTTATACGTTTATATTTATGCTTGGATTTATTACGTATTATTGGTAGTTTATTTATAGCATCAATTTCAGCATGAACGCCAGCATAAATACAACCGTGATATCTGCGTTCAATACCGCAACTATTTATCCCATATGAAATAATATTTGTATCGGGTTTTGTCATACAAATATCATTTGTTTCATCTAAATTAATTTTGCCATCTTCAAATATAAACCCAATGTGATTATGCATATTGGATTTTAGAGCGTCCTTTTGTGTTTTTGTGGTGTGAACCTGAATATTATAGGTACACGGTAAACAATATCTTTTATTATAAAGATCTCTTAACATTATTTGTGTTGTTTTATTAGTATAAAGTACATTTATATACTAATAAATATTCAATTTTAATTTTTATTTTAACGTAATGATAAATGGTATAAATAAAATGGTTATCTATTAATTGGGTAACACGTCGTATTATAATTTTACTGATATTTTATATTATAAATTAAAAATAATATAAGATACAATAGTATAGATGGCTTGTACACGTGACAGTAGTTATCAGAACGCAACCGGAACAAATCCAATAACAAATCTAACATTGTCTCGCATACAAAATAACAAATGTTTTCAAAAAAAACCAACTGTTCCTAGTTTTGTGCCAACAATTAATAATTTATCTGTATATAATAGTAGCCCAGGAGCATATTCTCTAGTTAATATAAATGGCGGTAATTTTTTGCCACAATGTTACGGAAACACTTTTGTAAACTTTGGGCCGTATAAAAGTCTACCAATCACATTTTACAGCTCATTTAACATATCGTTTGTTGTTCCAGAAAATGCCTCTATTGGTTTTTACAATGTCACCGTTGTCAATGTTTATAATTCAAATTTTAGTCCAGCAATTAATCAAACTTATCCAGGAACTCTAACTTATTCAAATTCCATAACATATGAAATTTCGTAACTTTTTTACTCATTTATATAAATGAGCACTTTTTATTTATATATATTTATTCTCTCTTGCTTTATACTAACTGTTTCCTATTATAATACTCGTATGTCTAGTTACATTGAGTCGTTTGACTCTAAAAAACAGTCTTTTATATTGCTAGGGGACAGCATATTAAAAAATGATTCTTATGTGTCTGATGGAAAAAGCGTCGATGATTTACTTCAAGAGTTAACAGATGGTAAAACACTCTGTTTAGCAGTAAATAATTCAAAAATACAAGATATTTATAGCCAAATTGACAAAATCTCTTCTGAAGATGATAAAAGTTCTACGACAATTTTTCTCTCTGCTGGTGGAAATGATATACTAGATGTTTATGTTTATACCGGAGAAAGTTCGAATGATACAAGTATGTTAAGACCAATGTTTTCTTCATATAAGAATTTAGTTAAAGCCATTCATACTAAATTACCAAACGCAACTATTGTTCTTTTAGATGTTTATTACCCAGAAAATTTAAAATACAAACAGTATCACACGATAATCAGTGAATGGAATAAGTTGATTTATAGTTATGCTAGAGAAAATAATTATGGTCTCCTTAAGATTAGCAAATTTTTAACTAAATCTGATGATTTTTCATTTGACATAGAACCTTCGGCGATTGGAAGCAAAAAAATTGTTGATTCAATTATATCAACTTATTAAAAAAATTGAATATAAAAAGAATGGAATAATTATTAGTATACGTTAATATGTTATCAAGCCAACAAAAAGGATTAAACCGCAATACTATTGATAAATTTTATACCGACACCTCTTATGCTAAGAGATGTGTTGAAAATTGTATGAAATATGTTGAAATTTCAACGCAAGATTTAATTATTGAACCTAGTGCTGGTAATGGGTCTTTCATATCAAGTATAGAAGAGAGCCATTCAGATTGTAAGTTTTATGATATTGAACCCGAAAATTATAAAATAACAAAACAAGATTATCTTTTGTTAGACGCAGCTTCACTTACTAAAAGGAACGTTCATATTATCGGAAACCCTCCGTTCGGTAGACAATCTTCATTAGCAATAAAATTTA